TAGTCCTCCGCAGGTCGGTTCACGGAACTAACCCACCTACTCTCCTTCCCCAAAAGGGCGAAGCGACCAATGTTGGTCATGGAGTAGGCATCTACCTCACTTGGTTGAGGTAGTAGGAGTCGTAGCCTGGGATAGTCCAGGTAATACAACTCCAGTCCACGCCTCATCTGGACGTGGACGGTGTCTTGTACTCTTTGAGGGACAATACACCCTTCCTCGCAATAAAATGCGAGGTTTCTAGACACAAAGGTGTCTAGCTCGGAAACTTTAAATATCTTTCCGAGATTGAGAAGGTGGTTTTCCAGCTTCTCACGGTTTGCACTAAGTGCAATTTCGTCGTCTCCTACCAGGGTGTAGGTACGAAGCCCACTCAGTTCACAGCAGTACTGGTGGGCGAGGGTGAGGATGACCTTGGTCATCATATCCCCCATGAGCCAACCTCGTTGGGTCACAACCATCTCGAAAGATTGGTTAGATTCGTCTGGAATGAAGGCGAATCTCTTCCCGCAGTATTTTGTTTTTGCGAGAAGTGCTAATCCCAGAGGAAACTCTGGGTTGTTAGCTTCAGCGGCTGAGATCAGCCCCTGCCAGATTTGGCGGGCAACACCACGGTTGCCCCAGTCTGTAGCTTCCGACAAATCAGTCGAGAGCGCATAGACGTTGTCGTCTATGAGGTCTTCCCAGGACTTGTCCTGGGGGTTTAACACCTCTCTGAGAAATCTCCAGAGGTGGCGGTCTGCTTTTAAACCAGACCGGACCTGCTTTGCCTGTAGGCAAGGCTGGAATAGGTGTGCAAACACACCCATGATCACCTGATAGGCATAAGGAGCCACGGTGATTGTCCGGGCCTTAGAAGGCTCGGCGACTGCATGCACCCGTACAATGGATGTGTACGTCGGGTGGTGCAGTAACTGGTAAATTGACCAGTTGACAAGGTCCTTCGCAGACCTTATCGGGCGCGGTGGAATTTTTACCTCGTCCAGTGTGCGGAAATCATATTCTGCACAGAGCGACCTATGCTTTGCTAGGTAGCTGACAAACGCTGTCTTCCCACCTGCACTGCGGGTGGATTCTAGACATGCGGTTGTTCCTACAGACACTTTTGCCTGTTTGCCGTCCACTTGTGTGGCCGGCAGGACCACCTTTGTTACAATTTGGGGGTCCAACGTCACGGATATTCCAGGGTCCGTGACGGTAGCTTTAAACTTTTTAAAGCTATTTCTGATCATCACATGATCAGCCATTCCTGTTGCTCGTGTCTGGCACCATAGCAACACAAACCTGCCTTTTGCAGGTTCACTCTCAAAGTTGGTGCGGAG